ATGGCTGCAGCATTTGGCGGCGAAGTGAACGTGCCGACCTACATGGGTCTGCGCGTGATCGTGTCTGACGACGTGCAGACCGAAGGCAGCGGCAGCTCGACCGAGTACGCCACTTACTTCTTCACCCAGGGTGCTGTTGCCTCCGGCGAACAGCTCGCAATGCAGACCGAAACCGACCGTGACATCCTCGCCAAGAGCGATGCCATGTCGATCGACCTGCACTACTGCTACCACCCTGTTGGTGCTAAGTGGGGCGTCACGACCGCCAACCCGACCCGCGCTCAACTGTCAACGGTTGGCAACTGGTCGAGGGTGTACGAACTCAAGAACCTTGGGATCGTGCGTGCTACCAACACCTCCAACTTCGATTGAGGTAACTAACCATGGCACAACCTTCCCAGTTTGAGCTGTCCACCGAGCAGTATCTTGAAGCCACTTTTTACGGGGCATCCTCGATTGCCGACGTGCAATTCTGGACTGCTCCCGTTAAGTGTGAAGTGGTGGCAGTGCGTGAAGTTCACGCCACTGCTGGTAGTGATGGCAGCGCCGTAACCGGCACCGTTCGTCGTTGCCAAGGCACTGAAGCCGCCACCGCTGGCGACGATCTGCTGAGCGCCACCATCAACTTCAAAGGCACTGCTCTCACCGAGCAGACTCCTGCCTTGACTGCCACCACTGCTGACCTCACCCTTGAAGTTGGCAACCGGCTGTCGCTGGACGTGACAGGTACCACCACCGCCTTGGCTGGTGTGATCCTGACCGTGCTGCTTAAGCGCGTCTGATGGGGCTGTTCGCTTTCCGGCGACTGCGTGACCGCGAGGCTGCCTCTACGGAGGTGGCCTCTCTTTCTATGCCAGAGCCCACTCCTACACTGGATCTAACGGAGCCTGACGATGGCAATCACAATCGTGGCCACGCCAGGCGCGGCCGACGCAAACAGCTACCTGACGCTGGCAGCAGCGCAGGCGATCATTGATGGATTTGTGCAGGATGCTGATGTCACGGCATGGGCATCGGCTACCACTGATCAGAAGAACCGGGCATTGTTTACCGCGACGCAACGGCTAGACCGCGAGCGGTTCCTTGGCGCACGTGCGACCGATACGCAAGCGCTGCAGTGGCCGCGCACCGGCGTGCGCAAGCCTGATACCTATATCAATACCTACGCGGTAGGGTTTCCGTTCCGCATCACAACGGACTACTTTACAGATACTGAGATCCCGGCTCAGATTCAGTATGCGCAGGTAGTGCTGGCAACGTATCTGCACAACAATCCAGACGGGATTGGCCTGAGTGGACTGGAAGACTACAAGAATGTCAAGATCGGCAGCCTTGATGTGACGCCTAACCTTGGCTATGGCGCCGTTGGTGCTGACAAAGTGCCGCCGATCATGGAGCGATACCTAACAGGGCTTAGAATCAGTGGACCAGGCAACGTTTCAATCCGCCGAAGCTGATCATGGACGACTACAACATTGGCTTTGAGTACATCAGCGACACGGCAGCCCATGCCGGTAGGTTTTACAGACTCTATGCTGTTGCCGATGCCGTGATCAGCACTGCCACGGTGCAGAACGCAACGGGCAATGCGTTTACATCGGTGCCACTGATGGCTGGCGATTTTATCGACGGCGTGTTCACTAGCGTCACCCTGGCGAGCGGCAAAGTCGCCGCCTACAGGATCTAGCCATGAGCGAGCCTAACTTCTTTGGCATTGATTATTCAATCGGTGCAACCTTTGTCGGTGACACCACGACACGAACAGGCCGCTGGGGCGCGATTCACTTCACAACCAACACTCAGATTGATGCGATCGTAGCTCAGAACTACGACGGCAACACGTTATCCGGCCAGTCGTTTAGCGCTGCAACCACGCTATACGGTGTGTTTACCAGCATCAAGCTGCAGAACGGCCACTGCGTCGCATACAAGCTCTGATGACACTCGCTAGCCCGCTACGCAAGGTTGCCAGCAAGCTGATGGCAAAGTTCGGCGGTGTAGCAACGATTCGCCGCGTAACACTTGGCGCGTACAACACAACTACCGGCACTGCCGCTGAGACAACGACGGACACCACGTTACGTGGTGTACTAGAGGATGTAGCGCTGCGCGAGGTAAATGACCTGATCGAAGCTGGCGACAAGCGGCTGATCATTGCCGCAGCAGACACGGCAGCAGTGCCTACAACCGCTGATCGCGTCATCATCAGCAATCGCAGCCTGCAGATAATCGAGGTACGCACCATCGAACAGGACAACACGGCCATCACCTATGAGCTGATCCTGAGGGACTAATGGCACGCCCGATCCAAGCCCGAGACATCGGCAGGTACTGCGAGGATCAAATGGAAAAGCTGCTGCGTGCAGCGGTGCTAGAGACTGACAGCCTGCTTAAGCAATCCAGCCCGGTTGACACTGGCAGATTCCGCGCCAGCTGGCAGGTAGGCCAGAACGCAGCACCTGGAGGCATTGCGCCACCCGGCAGCTATTCAGGTGTAACTGCAATTAAGCGCCTCGGCTACCAAAAAGAGAAAGTCGGCAACATCTACTCAGTCCACAACAACCTGCCATATGCAGAGCCGCTAGCGAGTGGCAGCAGCAAACAAGCGGATCCTGGCTGGGTGCAAGGTATCGCTAAGGATGTACAAACTAGAGTGCAGGCAGCGGCAGCACGCATCGGCAAGGGGTCATGACTAGCACCTATAACGACATCCGCGCTGCCATCGAAGGACGCATTGCTACGCAGATGGCTGCCGCACCGATATACCCGGTCAACTATCAGAACGTACCATTTACGCCGCCGAACAACACACCATGGCTGCAGGCGTTCATTCGGTTTGGCGACAACGCCTATGCCACGCTGCTAGCCCCGTCTACTGGCTTCAACCGGCAAAATGGCGTGCTGACGGTCAATGTGTTTACGCCGCTAGGCGCTGGCACTGCTGCGAACTTCACGATTGCCGAGCGCATCAAAGATCTATTTGACCGGCAAGTGGTCAGCGATATTCACTTCGACGCAGCATCAGGACCGGCGCAGATCACACCACCAGCGCCTGCAGCGTACTACCAAACGCAACTTACGATCACGTTTGAAGCGTATGTAGACTGACGGCAGTTCTTCCGCTGACTGATGTCTGCCACCGTACTGTCCGGCACAGCCGGGGCGCTCTATTACAAGCCAGCTGGCACTATTGCCACGTTTGCCGAATCTGGCGTCAATGCCACCACTGACGTAATCACTGTCATGCCGTTCCTTGGCTTCAAGGTTGGCGACCCGGTGCAGTTCAGTGTGATTAACGTCAACACTGGCGCTGCGGGCTCTGGCACCCTGCCTGGCGGCATCTCTGCAGCTACCACCTACTACGTCATCAGCTACACCGCCAGCACTGGTGCCATGCAAGTATCTGCCACGCTTGGCGGCTCTACTGTGGCGATCACCGATGATGGCGCAGCTGTAACGCCAAACATCTTTCAGGTGGCATACGACAGCTTCGTGGCGGTAGCCGAGGTGCGCGAGTGGTCGTTTGAAGTGACCCGCGAAGAGATCGACGTCACCACCATCGGCCAGGCCGCTGGTCAGACCGTGCCATTCCGCCGGTATATCAGCGGTTTTGCTGATGGTTCAGGCTCGGCCACCATCTACACCACCAGCGAAGACACCAGCATCGCCAGCCGCTTGGTTGCTGATGTGCTCCAACGGGAGCAGGAGGGCGCCACGATGAAGCTGTACATCGATCGCGTGGTGAGCGGCGGCAGCGTCAGCGATACGCTCAGCCGTTCGATCACGGTGCCCGTCATCCTGACGGCTGCCAACTTCACGGTCAACCCTGACGACGGCCAGTCAATCGAGGTGTCGTTCCGCCCGAGCGACGCGCCTACGTTTGATCTGGTCAAGAGCTGATCACGCAGACACAGAAGCCCTGGTCTTGTACCAGGGCTTTTCCATGCCTACAATCCAATCGTATAGCGTAATCACATGGCTCGCGCACTTGATCGGCTCAAGAAAGCTGCTCACCTAGTCCCCATCAAGAAAGTCGTCACGCTGAGCGATGGCAGTGAGTTTGAGTTTTACTGCACTCCCCTTACGATGGCCGAGAGGGAGAAGGCTCAGAAGGATGCTGGAAGTGACGAGGCGATTGCCTTTGCGCTGCAGCTGCTGATTCAGAAGGCAAAAGATGATGCCGGTCAGCCGTTGTTCAGACCCGGCGAAATCGCTGAACTGAAGAATGAGGTGCGTGATGAAGACTTGCAGATCATGATGCTGGCTGTCATCACAGACAAGAACGATGTAACCGAGGCAGAAGCGGGAAAGTAGCGACTGAGTTAAAGCGTGACTTGTATCTAAGGCTCATGCTTCGTCTGGCTCGTGAGCTGGGCTATACACTCAGCGAATTGAGCCAGCGCATTACGAAGGAAGAGCTGCAGATCTGGGCAGCTCTATTTGAGATCGAAACGCAAGAGCAAGAGGAAGCGGCTAGAAAGAGTCGCCGCAGGTAGACTGGCCTCATGCGAGGTTGTCGGCCATGTCTGTAGTTGCCAATATCGCCATCAATGTCGATGGCAAGCAAGCCAAGACGATCCTTGACGAGATCAAGCGCAAGGTAGAAGCCATGAATGGCACTTTCGGCAATGTGCCGGGTGCCACGCAGAAGGTAGGCGGTCTTACCAGCGCTATCGCAGGGATGATCCCGCAGCTTGCCATTGCGGCTACAACAATGGAGGTACTGCGCCAGAGCGTATCAACGGCATTTGAGCGCGGCGGCGCTGAGCAGAGATTGCGCAATCTCACATCATCAACTGGTGAGTTCAACGCTGCGATTGCATCTGCAGCTGGAGCATCAGCCAAGTTTGGCATTTCGCAGACAGAAGCCACGGTGGCATTGGCCGATGTCTATGGCCGATTAAAAGGTGTTGGCTTTGGCCTCAAAGAGACTACCCAGATCTACGAAGGATTTAATGTAGCCGCCAAGCAGTCTGGGATCAGCGGCGCTGATGCTGCTGGCGTCTTCTTTCAGCTCAGTCAAGCACTAGGCAAAGGCAAGTTAAATGGCGATGAATTTGTCAGTGTTTCTGAGCGCATGCCTCAGTTGCTTGATCTGATCGCTCAGTCAACAGGCCGCTCGCGTGGCGAGTTGCAGCAGATGGCCCAGGAAGGCAAGATCACGAGCGATGTCCTCTACAGAGCATTAGCAACTGCCGCGCAGGGTTCAGGTGACTTGAATGCAAAATTGACGGATCAGCAGCGCACCATGGGCAAGCTGGCCCAAGTTACAGATCAGTTAAAAGCTCAGATAGGCAATGTATTTGCGCCGGTTGTTGTGGCTGGCGCGCAAGGCTTGGCTGTCATCGGTGAGAAGCTGTCCGAATGGTGGGGATACCTTGGAACGCAAGTGTTTCCTAGGCTGCTTAAGGCGCTCAAGCCAGCCATTAATGAGTTCAGGAAGCTATGGACAGCGATCCCATGGAGCACCATCCTTGGATACCTGCAAGGATCAATCATCCTGGCGCTGAATAGGATCATCGGTGTAGTCAGGGTATTGTCACCTATTACTGCGTTCATTGTCCGCAAGTTCCTTGAGCTTTCAAACAATCCGGTCTTTAAGTTCTTTGCTGAACAAGCGGCAAAGCTACTTGAAAAGATGGGTGTCACCAACAATGCAGTAGATACATTCACTGCCAAGCAAGCTAAGGCACGCAATCAAGTCGCGCAAACTGTTAATGCCTATAGCTCGATGCCGCCCAAGATCGAGGCAGCAGCCGAAAAGAATAAAGGACTGATTGCAGCTACCAATAGCGTGCTGAATAATCTGCGTGCTCAGCAGACTTCACTCGATGCGCACGTTGCATCTCTTGAAAGGGGCGCCAGCGTTACATCGGCAAGATTTGCGGCAGAAAAAGCAATCAATGATCTCAGAGGGGTTCAACTGGAGCGTGAGTACCAGTTTGCCAAAACTGCGCAGCAACGATTCAACATTGCAGTTGCGATATTCAATCAACAAGCGCAAGCTGCGGTTATCGAGTACCGCCAAGCACTAGACAACATTCGCCTGGAGAAAATCAAAGGCGAGCTGCAGCTTCAATCTGCTAGGCTTAAATACGATGAGATCCGCGCAGAAGGATTCCTTCAGATCCTGAAAGCAAAGAACGTCGAGGAAGAGGCCGCCAAACGCCAGAAGCTAGGGGAAGCACTGCAAGCGCAAAATGCGGTCATAGACTCTACTGCCGATCAAGTTGCGGCGAATAAAGAGCTAGTCAGGTATCAGGCAATCACAGCAGAGGCGCAATACAATG